GGGCAGAAGTGCACCATTGATTATCGTCTATAACCTCCCCTGTCTCCAACCACTTTAAAGTTTTTAAACATATGATCGGCTTATCTACATCTAGGTGATATTTGGTTCGCTTGCCATCTGAGGTGTATATAATTTTAGTTTTCTCTCTAAATAAGTTTAACACACCCTCTAGGTCCAGGGAGAAAGTCTCTGAATGGTTTATAGGAAGGATAAATCCCCTTTTAGACTTGTGCGGCTTAATATAAAATGCCGACACCTCGGATAGTATGGGGTGTACATTATCACTTAGTAATATAGGCTCTATAAAGCACTCCTCCATATTGTAAGTCGAGAACTTGGCAAGCTGCTCCTTATCCTCGATTATAAAATACATAACTTACTAATTTTTGTAAAGGTACACCTCTACAACCAATTATCCAAATTTTATTTGTAAAATTGTAAAGGATCTCTTAAATACCTATCCACACCAGGTATAGTTTTATTTATCCTAGATATTGTAGCTCTGTTGTTAGTGGATACTCCTGGTATCACCATTCCTCCTGTAAGAGTTATATCTTCTACAACCCCTGTAATGTACCACACACCTTCTTCTATAATGTATAGGGGGTTGTCTTGCAATTCATCATAAGTGGTTTGGTCCAATTCTTTTACAGTGCTTTCATCACCATTCACCCTCTTTACAAAGTATCTTGTAATAAATCCTTGTGTATAATCTTGATCGGTGGGTTTAGGTATGAAATGTTGTGTTACAGGATTGTCTTTTTCCTCTACGATGTAGCCCATAGACCCTAAGCTGGTTTTAGATTTCTTAGGGGCATACCTTATTAGCTCAACAGAATTCTTTGAGGGTGTTTTCTCTGTAAAGAATTTACCATCGTATGTACTGAAATAGTATCCCTTGTAGTCTGTTTGAGTTAGGGCAATAGCAAATTCGTTACCAGAGGTAAATAAGTTTGCTTGTATTTTAGAGAGTGGGTAGTATACCATGGTTATTGGTTAATAGGGCCTAATTGTGCATTGACAGTGGAGGTTAGTTTATTAGCTAAGCTAGGGTCTATTTTAGTGTCTTCATCTACGTCGATGAGTACTTTATTGTTATAATTTAAAGTTATTGTATCCGATGGCTTTTCACTTCTTATGTTATATATTACGTCTACACCGTTAGGTTGTAATTTAGGTTGTATTGGTCTTACACTGTTATCTATAACCCTATTTCCATCTGCCGCTAAAGAATCCCTCCTATACTCCACCTTGGTGTCCGATATTAAAGCTATTTTATCTATAACTCTTATAATATCATCTGCCAAAGGTTTTGCTTTAGCTGTAAGATCTTTATAGTCAGCTAGCTTGTTCAACTCTGCTTTTATTAAATCTTTAGCTTTTTTCAAAGCCTCTTTCTCACTGTTATTTCTCTTTATAGTGTCTAACAGTCCTGTATACCCAACTGCTTCTTCTGTTGGTGTTGGGGTTACATTGTACGATGTGAAAATAGATGTGGTATTTTGAGGAGAAGTCCCTAACTCTGACCTAAATACCGAGTAATTACCTACGACTGCGTATAGAGGTTTCTTTACAAACAATTTATAGTCTGGTGTAAGTCTATTAAGTGATGTAGTTATACCTGGAGTTAATGTTAAATTTTCAACTGTATTCTTTTTATCAAGCTTAACGATAACATTGCCAGCAAAATACTCTGCCAAGAATTTAAGTATTCTTACATAGGCTTCGTAGTAGTCGTTTAGCTTATCCTGTTGTCTTGCTTTGAATAACTCTTGGTACCCAACTATCTCAGCTTTTTTAGAACTAGATAGTACATTTAATCTATTACCCTTATCATCCTTAGCTTGATCAAGGAGAATTACATAGGCTCCTAGAGTTGTCGTCCAACTTGAATTGGTTATGCTATGACTTAACTTTGAAGCTATAAATCCTATATCTTTTCTATTATAGTCGGTTGGAAGCATGTCTGTATTCAACCTGAACACCTCTCCAATAGCAATACCTGAAATACCATCAAGTGTGATCTCAACGTTAATTGGAATGATAGCTCTGAAGTTGACATCATTGTTTACTCTAAGTAGTATGTGTTTTAGGTATGTATTAGCTGAAGCTACAGCCTCACCTACAACCGGAAAGGTAAAGTTGTCTGTGAAATCTTTTATATACTTTGTAAGTTGTAACACATTTCCAGCTTCTTCTACCCTCTCGTCTGTAGCTTTTTTATTAGCTTCAACTGGATTTACTGTCGGTTCTTCAGGGTATAGTCTATTTCTCAAACCCCTATTAAAGTAATTTTGCGTAGAAGAGTTAACCCCACCCAAATTCATTTGCCCACCGGCACCAATTGCCATTAAGTTAGACTGAGATTGGAATATCTTAGATTCTATTTTAAAATCTCTCACTATAGAGTCTATACCAAAAATATTTAATTGGAATTTACTATCTGCTTTACTTTTACTAGGAAGCTCTGTATAGTTTTTATCAATTATAACAGCCTTGCTATCTGTGGTGTAAAGGTCAAAATTATTAACCCCTCCTAGTGCATAAGACATTCCGTTTAATAATTCTTTTAAGAATGGGTATATTCCTACATCTCCGGACTCCCTGTTAGACATAATGTCGTTAAACACCTTTGTCACATACTGTACACAGACGTAAATATTACCTATTTGACCTAGGTTATGAAATTGAGATGCATCCTCTTTAATTAAAAACTCTTCAAACCTGGCACCTATACTTGAGCCTGGATAATACCCTTCCTTATTGTTGTTAGTGATCCATTTTGCTTCACTGTTTTTTATTATACAAACTGCTGGATCAATAGATACAGTGTCTAAAGATGCTAAACACAAACCATTTCCTATATTACCTTCTCTTTTGTAAATAGGTAGCTCTACCTCTACTAAAGGGGCTCCATCTAAATATGTATTAAAGTTGATGTTAATAAGTGCTATTAAGAAAGCAAATTGAATGTATGTAGGAAATGTGTCGTTTCCGTAAGGTGAGTTTACAAACTTTTGTAAAGATACTCTCGATATATCTATTCCTGGTATGTTGGCCAGACTCGCAGGTGCCTTAAATTCACTAGGCTTAGCTGTACGAGATGAACCTTGTCCAACCACTCCCACTGCAATTTTACTCATCATATCCGTAAAGCTTGTTTTATACCCCGTCACTAGGTCTTCAAATGCTTGCTGCTCCTTGGATGGCTTGTTCATTTTGATCGAAGCTAGGGCATCCCCCATACTTATTAAATTGGTTGTACAAGTGTATGAACCATCGGTTTCTATTTTATAGGAAAAGTTTTTAACAATCCCCACCATGCCATCATAATTACCGCTGTACTTAGCTTGTAACCTCTCTATGTCATCGTAAAGGGTTTCTAAGGTTTTATTAGGATCAAATGGGTTTATTGTAGTACCGTTCCAAGATTGTAGAGGCTTTTCTATAAACTTGGCTAAATCTGTGGAGTTTACATTTAAATCACCCCTATTAGATTTTCTTTTATAGTCAGTGTCCTCTTTAGTAGCTGTATCGATGTACATACTCCAGCCCCACTCTAAAAGAACTGGATAGCCAGCTCTCATGTATAATATTTCTAGGTCATCTAGTTGTTGCTTAGTCCAACATTTATAACTAATTGTTGCTGACCTTAGTGAGCCATAAGCACCTTCATTGTTTATAGATATAGCAGTGATACCTGGCATAAGCTTGTGACCAAAGCCATCAGTGGAGGTGTACGCTCCTTTTTCTCTAGGAGTGTCTACTCCATATTTTAAATCTGTCCTTAAATTATTTTCAGGATTGTTCCATAACGTACCTCCCATCAAAACATACTTTCTAGCTAAAGAATCATTTGATGCAACTCCTGGATCACTAGAATAGTCTACGAATGAAGCCATCTTCACCCAAGAACTTTTAGCTGCTGTGTATAATTGAACATTCCTTGACCTCTTACCTCCAGGTGTGTTGACACCTTGAGACATAAGGGCTTGTCTAGCCGTTATTTGTTTTATAACAAAAGGTTTAAATGTTCCTCCGAATATACTCATAAATTTTATTTATAATATGTTATTAAGCTTATTAAATGCTTCTCTTACACTTTGAACCTCTGTTGGTATTCTAAGTTGTGTACCTGGTGCTACAAATAGACTGTCCCCTATAAGGCCATTAGCTGCTGCTATAATCCAATACTCTCCTGAATTGCTGTAATAGTCATCAGCTATAACATCTAATCTATCGCCAAATACAGTTTCAATATAAATATCAAATTCAGATAACGGTATTACAGGGTATTTTACGTTCTCGTAATACCTTCTTCCTGTATAGACATCTTTTAATACGGGTACACTTGAATAGTTCATGTTGTTATGTTTTTATACTACTATTAGATGCCACGGCTGTCCAGTCTTGATCAAGACCTGGCTGTGCCGAATCAATACCAATAAAAGGTGAAGTTACGGATTTTCTAGGAAGAAAGTTATAAATAGGTATAAAACTCATATCCACATTTAATACTTGAGGTAACTCATGCATATCTTCGTCTAATCTTGCGTTAGTACCATCTGGCTCATTAAGAGCTATTTCCCAGGCCACCTCTTCTGGAACAGATACTCTTAATGAAGTGATAACACCTGGCTGATATTTTATATAATCACCCACAGTTAATTCAGCTATATTACCTCTCAATCTGTTATTGATGTAATCTGGAGTTAGTGAGGATTTAAGGTAGTTTAGTTTTTGGTAAAGGGGTTTCATCTCTTCTCTAGAAAAGGCTACTATCTTAAAAGATACATCGAAGGTGCTTGTAAATCCTTCGTAGTTATAAAAGGTTTCCCCTCTACCTGTATATCTTACAGCCTTCCATTCAGCTTCCATGGCATCATTCATACCAGTGATAAAAGCTCTGAATACTAGATAGGTACCGTACCCAACCTTATCGTTGTCTAGAATTTTAATTCTAAACTTGATCATATCTCTTATCTTGCTCGCGTCTACATCTCTTCCATTCATGTCCTTAACTCCAGTGTCGGGTTTATCTCCTGCACTTCTGTAAGGTGCAACCATATTTACACCATCATTAGCCACACGAGCAAAGCTTTTTTCATTAGTGTTAATTACACCTACCCTTCTATGAGTGTTATATTTTTCGTAATCAGTTATTCTTATGTTTTTATCCCTAAGCTCTCTAGCATACTCGGGATCTTGTGAAGCTTTGTATGCCCTAAAATCTATATTTCTAAGAGATTTTGTAGTGGGAGTGTTTATAAATCCTCCAGTGCCATCACTTTGAAGTGAATTGTCAGTTACAACTGCAGCTTCATCTCCGATATTAAGCAACTGGAATGGAGTCATTGGAGTAAATCCGTTAAGGGTTGCTCTAGAACTAGGTATTGATTTATCACTAGCTGCTACAGTGGAGTAGTAAGATCTAATTTCTGTAGAGCCTATACCTAAAAACGAATTAGGTCCCCCGGAGTACTTGAACATTATCTTAGACTCTTCCGGCAAAAATTTACTTGAAGAAAATCCTTTATATAGTTTAACTATTCTATTGTCTTGGCCACCACTACTTTTCTCTATTTGATCCACTATATACCAATTCTTTTCCTCTTTTGGTACATCTAAAGTCAAACCTTGTCTAGCAAAATTCTTTCCAGCACCAGCTCCACCTATTTGAGCTAAGAAGTTTTTAGGTGTCCAGATTCTATTACTGCCAACTAGATTTTGTAAACCATTAGCTGATTTAGTGATTGAGTTAGAAATGTTCTTTAAAAAGCCTTGGCCAGCAGTTGTCTGATTAGTTGGCAGAGCTACCCCTGATTGCATTTGAGGGTTGGTCATTTGTAACCCTATTTGCTTAGCAATGAATAAAGGTCCTTTAGGTACATCTTTAAGAAACTTGGATATACGAATTACATCTGTAGCTGAATGGGTTATTACATCAGCTAAACCTGTCACACTTGTAGCGTATGTAGGTTTCTTTATGTAAGGCTCTCCACTATAGCCACTATTAGCTCTATCAGGTCCGAATGGGAGATTATTTTGATTGAAGTTTCCCCTTCCTGTGTAATAGTTAAATGTAGATACGTTATTTAAAAGTTCTAATAGTCTTGACATTCTTATTTTGTTTTATGCGTAAGAACTGTACTTCATTCCTAAAGATGTTCCCACTTTATTGGTGTCCATATACACACCACCTGGTTGTTGAACTGCGTTCAATATAGCTGCTAGTAATTGCTCTTGTTTACCACTTCCACTGTTTCCTCCTGATAAAAGGGATGAAGGGTTGGTTGTAGTTATGACAGAATCATTCTTATTTGGCTTTATCATACCTTCAGGGGTACTGATCATTATCTGGCCAGAAGGGGCTATTAATGCGTCGTTAACAGTCTTTGAGGATGTTAACATGCTACCCACCCCATAAGCTGCTAAGCCTCCAGCGGCTAGTATTCCTCCTGCGCTTAAAAGAGCTGTAAGTCCACCTGTTGCAATTACACTACTAACAGCCATAATCGCAGAGCTAACAGCCATTGCTGCCATTAGTCCAGCTGCTGCAGACAGTATAACTTTTAATGCTGTAGCATTTTCTGTAAGTTTTACAACTCCGTCTACCATTTTCATTAAAGGTCCAGAAGCTAGAATAGCTAGCTGACCCTTCACTCTCTCCATACTTGCCTCAAACTCTAATTGCTTTTCAACCCTACCTTCTGCAGCCTTCATTTGTTCTGCATTAGTGGATGCATTTAGCATGCTCATATATTTAGTAGAATTGCCACTCTCTTTAATAGCTTGTAGTGTCTCCTTCGAAACATTTTTCATTAACTCTTGAGATCGAAGAGCATTAGAAAGCTCATCCGAACTCATACCTAAAGCTTTAGCTGCAGATTCTTTAGCTATTACGTTTAATTTCTCGTAATCGGCCAGAGTTCCAACATTCTTCATCATCTCCTGCATAGCCTCTGCAGACTTACCGTCTAGAGCTAAAGATCTAGCCTTTTCTAAGTTCCACCTCTTACCCGTCAATAATTCAACCTCTAATTCATTTGAGATGGAAGATTCAAAGTCTAATAAGCTACTAGATGCTCTAGCTGCTTGTTCTAATGAAAGGCCTAAAGCCTTTGCTTGTAATACAGCCTGGGCTATAAGCTTAGGGTTGTTTTTGTAATTTACAGCTAATACACCCTCTATCTTAGATACAGCTTTTAGTATCTCTACACCCTTAAACCTGGTTCCATTAGCTTTATTTAATTGAGCTGTTTGTTCAAATAAAATATCCGTAGTTTCCTTAGTTGTCTTACCTGAAATAAGTCCCACCTGGTTTAACTTAGCTGCCTCTTCTGCTTGTAACCCATATTGCTTAGTCAAGCTCATTTGGGTTAACACGTTTTGTTTAGTGAATAAGCCAAATTGATCTGTTGCAGCCTGAAGTTGAGTTTGGGCCTCAAGCATACCTAGATGAGTAAGTAGTGCTGTGTTCAGTCCTGAGTTAAGGGCGTTTACACTCTTAACTGTTTCCATGTAATCTTTAGAGAGAGCATCTGTAGCATCTCTTGTAAGACCACTATTCTTAGTTATATTTGTAAGGCTTTTATCGATTGAAAATGCAGCTGTTAACATGGAGTTGAACATGCCTGCTATACCTCCAGATAAACCTAGCGCACCGAGCATACCTTTACCCATGTCTTTCCAAAGCTTGTCACCATTCTTGGCAGCTAGCTTGAACATATTGCTTAAACCAAAAGTTTGCTTAATTTGTTCAGTATTTAACTTTACCCCTTCATCTACAGTATCTTTTTGCAACTTAAGGAATAGGGCCATTGCTACATTTCTGTCTGCAAGTTTTTTATTTACATTATCTGTAATAGCTTGATACAGTATTTCCTGTTGTTGTATTTTTTGAACAACCTTTGCAATCTCTTGTTGATCTGTTAAAGATTCTCTGCTAAGCTCCTCTCTTAATTGACCTATACGCTCTTCAGCTTTCTTCTTTGCTTCTAAGCCTAACAAAACGCTTTGGTAACTTTTTTGTTGCTGGGTGTTTAGACTCTTCTCTTTAGATCTTAACTCCCTGGTTATAATATCTTGCTGACGCTTAAGCTCGTTCACACTCTTCATAGACTTTTCGTAAGTCTGAATCAGATTTGACATATCAGCTTGAGCTTCTACAGAGGCTGTAAGTGTACTGTTTAATCTTTTAGATAGATTTAATACGCCCATAAACTCCATACCAAGTTTACCTGTTTGTTGAACTTGATCTTGAATTATGTCGGAATTCCTTTGTAACTCTCGTCTTATATCAATTAAACCTTCTAAATTATCATTAGCTGCCATATCGTATATAAATATCTCTAAAAGCTGAAAGGCCCCTTACCGTTTGGTGGGAGCCTTTGCTATATAATCTGGTTGTTTTCCTTTGCCAAAACCTTTTACTGTTCCAGCGGCCATTTGTTCCATTGTCTTGGAGCTACTTTCTCCTTTAGCTGCGGCCTCTCTTTTATCATTCTCCTCTTGTATCTCAGCTGAAAGCTTCCTTACATTGTACTTTCTCACCTGTGTAGGCATGTTGTAACACTCGGCCCAGCTAAAACCTCCACCACCATGGCGCATTAGGTAGAATATTTCATCCATCCAGATGCGTCTAAGTTCAGGATAGAGGCCAAAAAAAGTCTGCCGTGTACGGCACGTAAAGGTCCTCCACAACCTCTTTATTAGCTCTTACACCATTAGCTCTCCATATGTACCCTGGAGTGATGCTTTTCATATAATTCTTAAGCTCTCTGGCATCCCTTTGTAACATTCTATCTACAAAATCTCTGATATCTTTAGTACCTCTTTTACCATCCACTTCTGTTATAGCGTGCTTAAGGTATAAGGTGGTATCTGCTGAATATTGAGGACTCGTCTTTTTAATACCCTGCTCCTCTTGGAACATGGTCTCAGCCTCTTTACCGTTCATTATTTTAAACTTAATGTTTACACCCCTTTCTAGTGTATAGCTGAACTCATTAACACCTTGCTTGAACAACTGTAAGTCAATAGGCTTTTCTTGTAGCTGTGTTAAATCAAATGTTACCACCTCTGGTTTAGAGTCAATGGTTAAACTAGTTGAGTAGTTTTTACCTAGCCCCAGCACCCTGGCCGCGATCATCAATCCATCCTTGTCTCCAGGAATGAAGTCGTTTAGGTCCACCTCTGTGATGAGGATGCTGTCTAAATACTTGTCAACTACAAACGACAACCCCTTGTCAATGTAATTGGAGTTGGTGAGGATGTCCTCTTGTTTAGCTGAAGGGTAAACCACTTCTACCTTTCCGGCACTTAGTGGGTGGTCTGTTGGGTATACAAGACCTCTTGAAGGAAGGTCGATGAACTCTGTAGGGAGTCCTAACGGGTTTTTGTTGGCCATAATTAATTTTTTCTATTGCGTATATAAATATATGCGAATTGGGTTTTGAAATGCACCTTAAAATAAAAATTCCCACCTGGTCTGAGATGGGAATTGTTCTAGCTGAGAACTTGTTATCCTAAGGTAGTAGGCTTTTCTTATGCAATCATGTCACCCTTTTTTACAAGGCCTTCATTTAATGCATGCTTGGTTATGATTTCTGCGATTTTTTGTACTGGTCTGTTCTCCTTGCTAGCTGTTTTAGCTACCTTGTCGTACTTCTTTAGTATGATATCGATGTGTTCTGGAATCTTGAATGAGCCTTTTAACTCTTTACGTAAGCTCTTTCTGAACTTATCCGCGCTCTTCTCTTCGTCTTTAGCTATTTGCTCGTTTAATTTGTTCTCTACGGCCTCTACGTCTGCTAAAGAGGCTTGTGCTGCTGTAAGGTTTTTGATCACCTTGCCTAATACCTTTTCGTATTTAGCATCCTGGCTAGCTTCAATAGCTTTAGCTGCTGAATCTATAGCTGCAGAAATGTGTTGGTTTAACTCTGAACTGGCTGTACCTGCTGTCTGATCTTCTACAGGAGCTTCTGCTGCTGGAGCTTCAGGGTTTTCTGCTGGAGCTTCCTCCTCTGACTCTTTGGCTTTCTTTTCTTGAAGGTCTTGCCCTTCTTTCAGTCCAGACCATTTAGTAAACTCTTTACCTGCAGGAACTCTATTACCTTCACTCTCTTTCTTAGTCATAATGAATAAAGCTTGCAGTAATTTTTTGGACTCTTCATCATTTGCAGATTTGATCACCCTTGCTAAGCCTCTTTCTCCTTTAGGTTTAAAGTAGAATTTAGACTTCTTCCCGAAATCTGTGCTGCTACGAGAAGGAACCGATATAATATCACCATTATCTGCAGAGTATTCTCCATCAACTGTATCGGCCTTAGTTACCTTAAGGCTAACTTTCGTGCCATCCTCTAGGGTTACATTTATTGTTTTACCTTTAGCAGCTAAAACGTCATTGTAGATGTCTTCACTCAACTCACCAGCCTTCTTAACCACTAAGGTTGTACCTGGCTTAGCCATTTTCATTTTAGCTTTCTGCTCTGGAGAAAGTGTCTTGCCATCAGGAGTCACCATTGTAGTGGTAGCTTCATTAGTATTAGTGGGTAAAGGTATGCCAGCTTTTTTATAGGCTTTTTTGTAAGCTTTGATTATATCTTTAAGTTGAATTACTGTGCCGTCTAGTTCACTGCTGTCAATCGGTTCTACATCCACTTGGTCCTTACCTCCATTTGTGTGAGGAGAGTTTGTAATGAAAGTTATCTTGTTACCCTTTCTTACGATTGGCTTGTATGTAAACGGTTCTTCCCATGTTCCTGCAGGTCCTACTAACACACCTAAAGGGTCTCCGTCTGAGTCAAGACCTTTTTCTATTAAAATATTAGCCACCTTAATGAGGGTGTTGATTTCCTTATCAGCTTTGGGGTCTAATTTAGCCTCGGCCAGTTTGCTAACTTCCTCTTTTACTACTTGCTCGACAAGTGATTTTATGCTTACTTTCATTTATGAATATTTGTTTGTAAATCTGTATATAAATATCTGATAATTAGGCTAGGCTTGTTTTGGATCCCTTGTTGACATTACCTATGTACTCTACACCGTCTATAATGGTGGTGAAGGCGAATAGGGGTTGTAGGTTTGTATAGTGAAAGCAAGCTTTTTGCTGCTCTAAGTCTCTTAGGTCAAACGAGGCACAAGGGATGATGTGATCAATGTGCCATAATGTTCCGTAGTTTTCCCAGGTCATTGTGGGGAGGAAACGGGCTTCTAGGTATTCTTTTAGGAAATCGATGGTGCAGCCTAGGAGTTCCAACGTTCTCTTAGACTTAACTGCACCTTTTCTTTTTACCGCTTGATTAACCCTAGACCTTAAATTGCATTTTATATTAAAATTTTCATCAGTCTTCCTTCTATTTCTGACATAAGCTGCTATTCTATCAGGATCTTCTTCCATAACTTTGTAATAATAAGCTTTTGAAGATTCGTTATTTTTTGCGACAACCTTTTCATAATTAACTTCCTTGTAATCAGCACATTTTTTCTTATGGCACAATATACATTGAGGGGAAAGCCCTGAACTCTGCTTAGCGTTCTTGTGATATTCAGAGGCTGGTTTATTTTCGTTACAAACCGTACATACCTTTTCAGTCACTATAACCTTTTTGCCAATCAGTTCACAATCCTTACATTTATATCTGTAACCTCTTTTTATTATGTTGTCTTTTATAAAGCTGTCTAAAGACTTAATTTCTTTGCAGCAACTGCATTTTAGTTCAGATAAAGAAGCTCTATACTCTTCATTAATCTCTGCATAACATTTTTTGCAATTAGTACTGTATCCAGTTTTATTGGCAGGTTTTAATAAAAAGTTGTTTAAAGGTAAACTTAGGTTACACCTTTGACAGGAAAGTTCTGTAGCATCAGGTCTATCTGCTTCGTACCTGGTCTTGAAACATTCTTTGCAGTAAGAATACAGACCTGATTTAGCTCTGTTGTTTTTGTAAAAATCATCTACGGTCTTTATTTTACTGCAACGCTTACATTTTACTTCTTCTGACGACATACCTACTAATTAAAATAATCCTCACGCAAAGGTAAGGATTATTCTCTTTTTAATTAAATATTTAAACGTATTAAATTTATTTGTTATGTACTAAAATGAAAGATCGATTCCCGAGTTGCCTAAAACTAGTGTAATGCTTGTATGAGTGTCAACGTCGTAATTGTAATCACCGTAATCGATGTCCTTAATGAATGCTTTTTTGATCACCCACTCTCTTACGATATCACCTGCAGGTCCTGTAATATGCATTACTACATCTTTGAAATACATATCCATATAGCCAGCTCTACCGCTCACTCTTTCAAAACGGAGTCTGGCCCATTCTTCAATAGCGGCTGCAGCAGAAGGTGAACAAGGATCGTATAAAGATAGGGTAATATCTTTATATTTTCTTCTAGTAGCTAAATCTACGTAAGTGTTTATGTGCCAAAGAGTATCTGTGGATTCAGTAAATCCAACCCCATTCACCCCCTTGATCATGTAGGCAGGAATACCATCAATCAAAAATCTAAATTGAAAGGCTAGAATTGGCTGAAATATCGTATTATTAATTTCGTTTGGATCTAAAATCATGTTGTTATATTCTTATTTTATTCTTTTATAAATATCAGTGATTACGCAAACTCTACCCCTGTTGGAGTGATGTTAAAGGTTAAGAATACATACTCGATTGCTCTTGTAGGTTGGATTTGAATCAATCCATTTAACACTTTTCTATCAATGTCGGCATTGGAGTTGTTTCTTTCATCCATTATCACATTGAATGCGAATAGTCCCTCTCTGCTCTGAACACTCTCTAAGTAAGGGTTCACTTGTCTCAAGAAGCTATTTCTAGCTGCAGAGGTATTGTTATCCCATACTAAATCGAAGGCTACGTTTTCAATGTACTTCTTCAATTCAATAACAAGTCTTGAAACGTTCATAGAGCTTAAAGCTGTTTCAACAGTTTGTGTAGTCTTGTTACCCCAGATAATAACTCCGGTGTTTGGTTTTTTAATGATACAGTTGATACCTGCAGCATATAAAAGACCTATTTCTGATTGAGATAATTTATTCTTAACATCAATTGCTCCACCTAGTACACCTCTTTCTGTACCTGATACTGCGAACCATGGTGCTGAGATGCTATCACTGTAAGCTACAGCTCCTGGTATCACTACTGTTGGAGGCATGTAAGTTTTCTTGTTAGTGATGATGTCTGTTACTTGTACCCAAGGGTAGTATGTACCAGCTAATGTGCTGTCTAAAGATGCAGCGGTAGAGATGGCAGCACTTACGTTAGTGTTCACACCTGTTAAGTCTGTCACTAAGAACGCGTCGGCTCTGTTTTCAACCATTGTAGTAGCGTAAGAAGTTACTGAGCTGTGATACTGCTCGATTACTCCTGGTAAAGCTAGTAGATTGAATTGATATGCATCTTTGTTAGATAGGATGTCTAATGCTTTTCTGTAGGCACTTGTACCTGCAGTGAGAGCACTTGATAAATCAAATCCAAATAAGTTTGTACCATCTGTAGTGATGTTAGCACCACTCTTCTTAATTACAGAATAAGAGGTACCGTCTGATCCACCTTGTAAAGGAAGGATGAATTTGTTGTCATTCACTGGCATTGTGAACACAGCGTTAGAACCTGTTACAGCCTCTGAAGGTACTGGAGCTAGGTAATTTAAGTTATCTGTGTTGTAGAAATCAAATCCAGAGAATGCTGAGCTTCCTGAATTGCTGCTTACATATGAAGCTGCTGGAAGTCTGTATCCTGTGAAACCTGCAATGGTTTCGAATATTGCTTGGTGGCCTGCAGGAGCTGTAGAAGGTATGATGGCTTCGTTTACTACTCCTTCTGCTAATTCAATTCTGATATAATTTGAAGCACTGTCGAAGTCTCCGAAAGATACTACCTTTCCTAGGTTAGAGTCGTACTGCTCGTATTTGTCTCCAATAGCTATACCAACATAGTTAGGTGCACTAGGATCTAAGGTTACGTTAGGGAATTGCTCTAATACTTGTGGGGCTCTTTCTGTATCATTCCAAGCTCTAACTACTACGTTGAACTTAGTGAACACAGTAGGATCTGCGTTTACAGTGATATTACTAATGCCTATTTTTACGTCTTTGTTTGTTTTTGTTCCGTGAGACTTGTGTACAAATCTGAACAATTTAACACCTCCAGCACTAGTTACCCATGGGCTAGCAGCAGCATCGTATCCTTCAGCAAATGATGAAGTGAAAGTACAAGGAGCGTCTGTTAACACTAAGCTTGCAGATGATGCCATGCTTTGAGATGCAGCATAGTTACCAAATAGTAATAATGGGAAACCTGATCCTGTTTCAAAAGATGCATCGGTTCCTAACACCTTGGTGATGTAGTTATTACTTGCTGGAGATAAAGATCCTGAAGTTAACTTAGATACGTTTGTACCGTTTAAGTTTAAATTGAAACTTCCAATACTACCACTTACAGATGAACTGTTGAAGTTGGCAGTGGCTGGTGTATCATTTAAAGTAGGGTGGAATACAGCTAAAATAGTTGATCCGCTAATTAAAGCTGCGATCTTCTTAGTTGTACCAAAGGTCCATCCACCATTACCTAACACTCTTGTCACTTGAACGTTGTTACCAGATTGTAAATAATTGGCAACAGTTTGTGGGATGTAAGAATCACTTCCTAATCCAAAAACTGCGGAATATTGAGTGAAAGATGAAATGCTTGTAGGAATGTAAGCTTGTCCTTTCTCGGTAGGTCCTACAACAGCTAAACCCCCTGGCGCAGCAGCGGGTGCTAAGTATGAATTATCTACTATCTGTGAATAGACTCCGGGAGCATTAGATAGAATGTTTTCTGCCATTTATGTTATTATTATTTTTTAATATTGCTTTGTGCGTATATAAATATCAAAAAAGCCTGGCAGACTACTTACTAAACTTCCACGGAAATAGTACCCTCTGTGAGATCTACTACTCCTTGGCCATACTTTTGTGTAAGTTCACTAGCTAAAGTTTCTTGATCTACCTCTAGCTTGTCGAAATCTTCTAACAGTAGGTTTAAATTGTCCTCAGCGTCTTTTAGTACTTTTTTGTAATACTCTTTCTTTATGGTCTGTTGACCTATTTCTGTATAAAGCTTAGCATACCTGTCATTCAATGACGACAGGCTGCTAAACTCTTGTTCAGATAGTTTTGTTACTTGTTGAGGCATAACTGATTTATTTTTTTATTACGCTGCTGGAGCTGTTTGTGCTGCTGCAAATTTTGCAAATTCAGCTTTAATTAACTTCTCAGCTAATGTCAAAGGTACTGCACTGGTAGCTTCTGCTTCTGTAATGGGGAAATCTCTGTAAAATCCTAAACCACCTAATTCAGAGAAAGATCCGTTTACGTTCAAGAAGTGTTGCTTTTCTGCAGAAGTTGCGCCTGCTACTGCACCTGGCCCTTGTTCCTGCACTCTTACTTGAACTGAATTAATTACTAAATTTACCGATGTGAATGTTATTTTCTTCATGTTGTATTTATATTAACTTTTTATGTTATTAGTCTTGAATATCTTCTAGTAAAGAGAATAATACAGCTGGAGCTGTTTTTAATTTAATACCTGCAAAGTCTTCTACAGATAGTTCCTTCACTTTGATTTCTGTAGTTTCTTGTAAGAACTTTTCAAACTCTTTACTGAACTCTTCGAACTTAGGGTTAGGGTCTGCACTTACAGCCTCTCCTTTGTCATTCTTTACAATATTGATTACGTAAGGAACTGAGAAATTACCGTCCTTGTCTTCTTCCCCAAACTTTTTGATCAATTCCTCGCGGAACTTTTCAATTTGTTTCTTCTCTTCTAACACTTGTGTGTGGATTTTGGTTAAGTGATACTTCAATACGAAGTCTAACTCCAATCCTAAAAGGCCTTGTACTATCTGCTCTCCTGTTTGTTGATTAGCAATTCCGGCTAATTCTGCTTCTAGATTTAATACCTCACTTAATTTCAGCGTAACTGTTTTCATGCTTATGATTTTTCTTTTTGTATATATAAATATATAATTATTGAGCCAGGATGAATTACGCCATCCATAAATTTTTAGGACAAGATTTTGGTACGGGACTGAATATCTTAGCCGATAAAGGGCATTTACAATCCCCGCATATAGGATATTTCAAAATGGGGTGATCTTTTTTAAATGAGCATATATTCCGCTAAACTTTTTTGCCCAGGAGTGGGATTAGTGTATATGACCCAGGATCTTACTATCTCCTCTACTTTAGTCATATTAAATTTTTATTTATTAGGTCTGTATAAAATGTTTAAACGTAGTATCATTTACTTTTCTACCATTTAATTTTGCAGTAAATGTGCTGACAGGGTATCCATTCTTTATAGCTGCTAATGACACTGATTCATACACCTCCCCTGTGTCAGTGTTTATAACTTTTTTACAAGAACTCCTTAATTTAGATAACCCTGTATTTATTGAATGGTTTACGTTTTCTTTTTGAGTACACCATTCTAAATTTTCAGCTCTATTGTCGGTTTTTGTTCCATTTTTATGATTCACAAAATC